TCTTTCCATTCATCATATTTAGCTAAATTTAATGAAGATAAGCAACAAATAAATGAATGTTCTTCATCTGTATGAAGTGTAATTTCAGAACAAATATTAGTCATCGTAACATCTAAGTTATTCATTCTATATGCTAAAGGGTTATCCTTATTAACATTATCACTAAACATGATGTAGGGTTCTCCAGTTTCTACACGTGATTTAAGTATTTCAAGCCATAATGACATGGCCTCGCTGTCTCGATCCTGTAAGCGCTTCATAAACGCATCATCAACCATTACAGCTTGATGTAAATTTAAACATTGTCTATTAGGATCACCTTTAGGACGACGAATTTGTAAAAATTCTTTAATGTCTGGGTGATTAATATCTAAGTTTACTGAGGCTGCCCCACGTCTTACACTACCTTGATTAGTAGCAATAATAGTTGAGTCATAAATTTTAGCCCAAGGTACTACACCTTCACTTCTTCCGTTTCCTGTAATACTTTCTCCTCTTCCTCTAATTCTGCTAAGGGAAATTCCCACGCCTCCCCCATAACTAGTAAGGCGCATAAGCTCTGCATTAGTGAGTCCAATACCACGTACCGAATCCGGAGTATCAATACCAAAACAACTAATAGGCAAACCCCTATCAGTACCGGTGTTGCTGAGAACAGGGCTAGCGAGACCAATCCATCCATTCCAAATATATTTAAAAAATTTACTTTCTAGGTCAGGGCGATTTAAACGCATCGCAACAGCGTGTGCTACTCTTCTATATGCTTTCTTTGGAGTTTCACCGGGCATTAGATAACCCTTTGAAATAGTAGATAAAGCTACTTCATCCATATAATCCGGGAAATCTTTACCTCGTTCCCACGTTGTAAAATCTGATATTAAATTTTTGTCCATTTTTTAAAATATTGATTCATCCCACGTCAAATGACCCTTGGAATAGTTAGTTACCCTTGAAGCAAAAAAGTCGGTGTGTTGTTTTCCAGCTGATAAATGGTCAAACCATTTCATACGTTCTACAGCTGTTACATCAATATTACCAACAATGCCTTTATAGCCTAAGTCTCCTAATTTTGTATTAACCCTATTTTTAATAAAATGTTCTAAATCATATTGTGAACAACCTTCTAAATCTCCTAACTCATAACATTTTTTAATAAAATCTAATTCTAGTTGTAGTGATAATAAAGCAGCTTCATTAATAGCCGCTTCTAATTCCGGAGTTTTAAGTTCTGGGTTTTCATCTACCAAAGTTCTAAATAACCAGCATCCGGCTTCGGAATGGAGTGATTCGTCTCTAATAGACCATTCAACAATTTGACCCACTCCTTTAAGTTTATTTCGCATTTTAAAAGATAAGAGGATAGCGAAGGAAGAGAATAAATTAACTCCTTCGGTAAATGCTGAGAATACAGCGAGTGATTTTGCGATTTCATGGCAATCCGTCTCACCACTAAAACTATCCCTAACAGAAGTAAGAGCTTCAATTTTAGCCATCGTAGCTTCATCTTCCATAAATTCATCAAAATTATCAAGTCCAAGTGTTTCATTTAATAGTGAATATGCTTCAGCGTGGATTGTTTCAAATGCACCAAATGTTGTTGCCATCATAATAACTTCTGGTTTTCTAAACCATTTAGTAACTAGTTGAGTCCAATAATCATTTACAACTGTTTCTGTTTGAGCAAATCCTTTTAAGATTGAACCTATAATATTTTTTTCTGTTTCATTTAAATTTGAATTCCAATCATCCAAATCAGACATCATGGGTACTTCAGTATGCAACCAATGTGCTTGTTGTTGTTTAAGCCAATAATCAGCAGCTTCTTGATATTCAAACGGCTTGTATACAATACGTTCAGTCAGTAGATCCTTCTTTTTTTTCATTATTTTTTTTTCCTTTATTTGGGGTTATGAATTTAATTCAAAAAACTTATTCTTCAATGATTGCTTGTCAAAATTATCAAAATCACCATATCCTTTTTTGTTTGCAGGTAGGGTATCTTGTTCAAACTCTTCATCAGGGTCATAATCATGGACTGTAAAGTGGCCTGTGGATGTATCTGCTTGTACTCCAAATGTTAGACCATCCATACCATATCTATTCTTCATAATGTGAAATCTACCAGTTCCATTTACTTTATCTTTTGCTTTTCTTGAAAGAGACATACAAAAGTCAGTAATCATAATTTTATCATATGATCCTGCTGCCTTATCACCTTCAATAACATCATCTTTAGCACCTGCTCTGTTTACTTGTGAAACCGACCAAATCGGTATATCTAATTCTCGAGCAAGTCCTTTAGTGCTCGTATAAATATCATCAATTCTCTCCTTTACGATCTGCTGATCTTTTTCTTGATGAAAGTAAATCAACATAATCAATAATAATTAAATCTGGTTTAGTTCCTAAATCCGTTACTTTTCTGATATGGGATTCTATTGTAGATATTGTTGCTCTTCCCATTGGAAATTCTTTAATAATTAATTCACCAGGTAATTCAGGAATGACTTCTTCTACTTTGTCTCGATTTTTTAGGATTTGATCAACTGGGGTGTGGGTAAAAAAGGCATCATATCTTCTCCCAACATAATCTTCACCTAATTCAAGTGTGTAGTGTAGAACATTATATCCCATTCTTACAGCATAACCCCCAAGAGCAACTAAACTCCAAGATTTACCACCCCCAGGATTACCAAATATTAACCCAAAATCCCCATTTCCTAATCCACCTTGTATCAAATCATTAACCCTCTCCCAAGGAGTTGGAACAATTTTTCTAGCATCTTCTCTAAAACGGGATTCTATATCTTTATTGTACTCATGTCCTACATTCTTATCTTGACCTGCTTTTAGTGCTGATTCTACTAAGAATTTAATACCATCAAAATCACCAGCATTTAATAAATCAACACTATTAAGTAGTGCTTTTTTTAATTGTTGGTTTTTACAAAATGTAGAAAATTCTTCTCTTACATATTCTAAATCCTCATCTGATGTTTCATAAGCTGCTTTTAATTGTTCTTTAATAGAAATTTTAAGTACATCATTTGTAATTTTCTGTAATTCTACTTTAAGAACATCCATTGAAGGAGTTGTATGATATTTATCGTAATAGGTAATTATATTTTTAATAATCCACTGATGTGCCTGATTATCCCAATATTCTTCAGTAATAATATCATGAATATTTGTTAAATACTCTTTATGTGTAAGTAAGGCGGATATCACTTTTATTTGGAAGTGAGGACCATATTGATTTAAATTTAATAATGTCATAACTTTTATTTTTTTTTTATTTTACTAATTGTAAGGATTCAAATACATCTTTTAACCAAAAATCTAAATTTCTAATCATACTACCTAACTTATCTTCATTATACATAGCAATGAACTGATCCGGAATATAATGAATATCTTTTGATTTAACAACCTCATTTAAATAATTTTCATCATTTTTATCAATCATGGGTTTTGACAAATCCATAATTTTATAATTTCTCTCTAAAGCATCAATATTTTGAATTATACGAGCATATATAACATTATCTTTAAATTTTGATTCACTAATATTATAAATATCATCTAATGTTAGGTCTCGTTCACTTAATTCTGGGAATAGTTTATATAATTTCTTCTCACCTAATCCTTTAACTCCTGCTACTTTATCGGAATTATCACCCATTAAAGTTTTATATAAAATAAAATTATGAGGTGTCATCTTAAATTTTTCTACTACTGTTTCTTCTGTATAGAATTCTTTCTCCATAGGACGATATACAATAACATTTTTATTTATTAATTGTAAAAAATCTTTATCAGAAGATACTATAAAAACTTTATCTTTAGGATCTTTAGGAACAACACTTGAAAAATATGCTATAACATCATCAGCTTCAACCTTAGGAATACCTATTGTTTTAACGGGGAGGGTTTTAAGATATTGAATAATACGAACCATTTGATCTACTTTAGCATCATGTTCATCCTCTAAATTATCAAAAGCATCCCAATTAGTAATACGTTGTAAATCCCTTCCAGATTTATATTCAGGGAGGATATTTTTTCTATTATTAGAAGAACCAGCACCATCAAATATAACATAAACTTGGGTTGGGTTTACTCTTCTAATTTCAGCTCCCAACGATCTAAAAATCCACCTAAACCCCGATATGAATTCCTTCAGGTTAACCATATTCATCATTGCAAAGTTCCTAAAAAATAGATTTAA